GCAGCGTTGGGATCTGACCCACGGGACCGGTCATTGGCTGCACACCCACGATCTCGTTGGCCGTGGCAGTGGGCATAACCCGTCGTATCACTGGCAGTATCACGCGGTTAAGCGTAGCGATGTTGCCACTCACGGTGCTACCGGGGCTGGCATTCTCTTTGAGGTATCGACGGGTATTTTCGAGGATCACACCCATGGTGTTGCGACGGCTGCCTTTGAGGCCTTCCATCAAGGCTTCTTTGGTCTCGTCCCAACGGCTTTCAAGTAGAGCTTCTGACATTTCTGTCTCCTTTTTTCAGTTACAGACCAGCCAGGCGGCGCAGCTCTATGACGTTGCTGTCAGCGACGTCTTGATCTGCCACCACGGCTGGCGCGGTTTTATCACCAGTCACTGCACGAACACTCTCACTGATCACCTTCTTTTCAGCTTTTGGTGAGGCTTCGGCCAGTACGGCTGGTAGATACTTCTCATAAGCGTTTTTTAGACGAGACGTCTGTACGCTTTCCAAAAGATCGCGCATAACACGGCGCTTGTCCTCGTTGAGAGGACCCAGCAGTTCAGCCATGACTTCCTGGCGCTGGTTGCTTTCCTGTATAATGCGTATCTCTCGTTCCCGGGATTCAGCCAGATTTTGTTTCTCTTCGGCGATCCGTGTTGCTTCTGCCAGCTGGCGATTCTTGTCGGCTATGATCTGGTTCAGTTCGCGCACCCTGCGGTTTTCACGCAGATGTGTGTTGGAGAACTCAGCGGCATAGGCTTCGAATATGCGGCGTCCAAAGTTGTTCTGGCGCGCGGATTCGATGTCTTCGCGGAGCTGTGTCATCTCTCGGCGTAGATGGCTGGTAACGGCTTGGTTCAGTCGGCGCGAGCTTTCTGTGACAAAGCGTGCTTTGAGGCTTTCGAGTTTGGAGCGTGCTTCTGTCACCAGTCGCACACGGGCTTCCACGAGCTCACGCTTGTCTTGCGCGAACTCACGGATCTCTTCGGCCAGTGCCTGCACCACGAATTGCTCCAGTTTCTGGATGCCTTCCATGTGTGCGCGGCGATCTTTCCTGAGCTCACCGATCTCTTCGGCCAGTTTTGACACCATGAACTGGTCAAACTTACCGGCTGATTCCTTCATGTGGCGCTGGAATTTCACGCGATCTTCCACGAGCTGGCGCTTTTCCTCGGCGAGGCTTTGCACTTCTGTGGTGAGACCTTCGGTTACCATGCGATCTAGGGCTTCAACCATGACTTGCCGATCGTGTTCGTAGCGTTGCGCGAATTCCTCACGGAGTTCGGCGCGTACCTGTTCACGTGCTTCGGTCAGCTTTTTCTCCCACGCTTCGGTGAGTTCCTGGCTGACGTCTTCGTTGATCAGACCGCTATCTAGCAATGGTTTGATTGCATCAAACATTTGTTTCTCCTAGATTTTGAGATCCTGGATGAGGCGTTTGACTTCCTCGCGCAGGTATCTCTGTACTTTGTTGTCCTTGCCAGCTTCCCGCGCTATCTCATGAGCCCGATGTCCGTATCTCATGTTCATGAGACCCTCATAGATGGCTTTGGGATATGCGTTGGGAGCGCTGGGCTGGGCAACCACATCCACAGTGACTATTTCAAAGTCACTGACATGTCCGTTTGCTTCGTTGACGTTGCCCGAGCCGCGGCTGGACACGCCAAGCTTCACACCGCTTTCCAGCAAGGTGCGCACCAAATTGCCCATTGGTGTTGAGAGTATCTTTAGTTTGCCAAATCCGTTGGGACCGTCCATCCACATTGATTCGATCATGTGGCTCACGCGATCAAGGTTGATCTTGAGATCATCGGGATGATCAACTTCGCCCAGCACGCTGTGGCCGGTATGGAGCTGTTCGTTCAGCTGTTTGACTGCGTCTTCGATCTCGTCCACGGGGTACACACGCTCGTTGGCATTCTTCACGCCGCCTTGTATGCAGATACCCTTCATATAAAGATCCTTACCTTCGACGCCTTCCACTACCATGCGGGCAGCGTCAAAGGTAAGGTGTTCTCGGAGGTAGCGAGCCATCTACCCTTCCTTACTTGATCACAGATTTAGTGTTGACACCCGCGGCCTGGCTCAGCTGGGGTTTGACAGCAGGTTTGGGCTCTTGAGTGCTTTGTGCAGGAGTATTGCCTACTTTTCCAATAAGGTCTTTGGTGGTATTTTTGTAAGAGGCTGCGTCGTGATGTCCACCCATGTCGGTGCCGGTTTTCACGGGTTTCACGGTGTTGCCCACAGGACCTTTGGCACCAGCGTTGGCAGCCACTGTGGATTTCTTGTTGATACCGGCTTCTTCGCTTTTCACAGGAGCAGGGGCTGCTTTGAGGCTCACGGCTTCCATCATGCCTTCGGTCTCGAGCTCATCATCCACTACTTCTTGGCTATCCATGTCCATGTCAAGATCGCCACCGTCAGCGTCGACTTCGATGTCCATCTCTTCTTCGCCGCCCATGTCTCCGCCTTCGCCGCCCATGAGGGATTCAAATTCGGCCATGAGTTCATCAAGCTTGTCTTCGAGATCCACCACGCGATCTTCTAGTTCAGCATCGTCCATGTCACCGGCGATGTCGCCGTCCATGTCATCTTCGGCTTCCATGCTGACGCCAGTTTCTTCGGCTTCGACATCGTCAATGAGATCATCGGCCTGATCACCACCCAGGCCATCACCTTCTGATACGGTATCTTCCTGTTCGTCAGAATCTGCTTCTTCGAGTTCTTCCTCTTCTTGCATCATCTCTTCGTAGATCTGCCGGCTTTTTTCTACCACGATGTCATGGAACAGATCGCGCGCTTTGACCTGTTCATCGTTGATCACATATTCGATCAGTTGTTCAAATTTAGTCATGAGTCCCTCCAAGATAAATGGCTCTGTATTTTATTTACAGAAAGCCTATAAATCTCGGTAGATAACTGTGGTTTTTTTGCGGATTTTTATAGAAAAGTTACATCATTGGCTGCGGCGGAGGGCTATACTGGGTCTGTATGCGTTCCAGGCGTTCTTTGAACTCCGCTTGGCGGACGTCGTTGAGTTTGCGCAGCTGGTTGATCTGCATCAGCGTGAGCTTGGTCTTTCGTAGATCACCCAGGCGCGGTTGGCTGTTGTCCTGGGCGGGATCTTGGTAAGCCGATGGCGTGGGTTGATAGAGTTCCAACAGGATCATGTCAATATTTATACCGCTGGGGCTGCACCGGCGGCCGGCTGTTGTCCCGGGGCAGCGCCGGCAGCAGGCGGTTGTCCGGGTGCAGCGCCCGGAACCGTGGCACCACCTTCGGCTCCTGGCAATCCAAGATTGGCCATCTCATCGCCCGTGGTGATGTCAGCTTCGAGATCGCCAGGGCTGACGCCCACGCTGCGTAGATCCTGTCCTGACGCAGCCGGAGCGTCGGGTTTGGCTCGTTCTTCGTGCCAGAGTTCTTCGTTTTCGCGCACTTCATCTTCGGTGAGACCCAAATATCGTCGCAGCAAAAATCTCTTGCTCATGTAAGGCACTGCGTCCATGGTGGTAAACGTGTTGACTCGAGAAGTGTCAAGCTCGGCCTCGCGATAGCTGGCAAAATTCTGCGGAGGATTGAAAGTGATGGCAAACACACCCGCATCGATGTTGAAACCGCGCCAGCGCATGAACATCTTGAATTCATCGTCCAGCTTTTCTATCACCAAGCGTTGCAGTCGCTCGCAGTACTGGTTGAAACGATATTCTTGTATCAAGGCCGTGCCCACACGACCATCCGAAAGTGGGCGATCTGAATCGTCCGGTCCCGTGGGCAAGTAGCTGGAGGGTACTCTGAGACCACGGCACATCTTGTTGTTGAAATACTTGAGATCATCAATCTCACCGAGATTCGATCCACCCGGCAGGGTCTCTACCGAGCTACCGCGACCATCAGCGGTCTGTGGGAAGAAATAATCTTCGTTGATGCTCAGAGGGTTGTAGCTGGCGTCCATGATATGTCGGCCATCGCCCCCACCGGTATGGCTGGGTATGCGCCGCTGGTGTATCTCGTTTTTGACCCGCTCTACGAACTGCATGGCCATGTGGCTGGGCATGTTTCCCACGTCGATCTTGAACACTCGCCGTTCTGGAGCGCGCGCAGTGCGATAGATCAGCACAGCATCTTCCAGCAATTCTTTTTGCTTGAACACCTTGAATATGGTTTCCAGCACCGATTGACCAAATGGCCAGTAGTAGTCCAGTCCTTCGGTGAGGCTTAGGTGTACTATGTGCTTGGCGTCCAACACGGCCTCGTTCATGGCCGCGGAAAATCTGTTGGCACCGGCGCCTTGCCCACCTACGCCAGCATTGGGTACGTTGTAGGTATAGGCAGTGGTCACTCCGGAACTGGGAGGATTGGCCTGGTAGTCCGTGGTGGTCTTGGCGGCCACGGTCATGTTCTGGAAGTTGGGGTTGATGTCGCGTATGACATATTGCTCGGGTCGTTTGCCTTCGCTTTCATTGACTATGACCCTGGCCACTTTGGTCATGTCCACCCAATACAGCTCAAATGTTTCGGGATCACGCACAAACACCTGATCACCGTATTTGATGGTGTTGCGGAATATGCGGAATATGCGCTGATCTAGCTTGTTGAGCTTGACCCACTGCTTGAGCTGCTGCCGGATGATCTTGACCTCGTTGTCTGTGGGATCATCACTGTAGTTGATCTCAAACGGCAGATCATCGTCGGGGTTTTTCTGAGTGGAAAATTCCGAGAGTATGTCCAGGCAAGCATTGATCTCGGAATCGCAGTCCATCTGCTCGTACTGATTGTAGCGCTGTATGCGGTTGGGATGACCGGAGTAGACTTCGGGCAACCGGCTGGCGTAGTTCCTGTAAACCACATCAGCATGTCCACGCAGCGCGTCTCGTCCGTCATTGCGACCATAGCCCGGGAGACCTTCGCTGCTGCGGCCCGAAAGAGGACTGAGCTGACCACCAGTGTCAGCGACTTTGAAATATTTTTTCCAACTCATCAATGGTCCTCGGTTATGATGTATTTATCGTTAAGATTGGCTAACTTGCAGGATTTTAGAACTGGTGCTGTTTTGAGTTCGTTGCAGCGAAATCATCTCTTCCAGCAATGGTCGGAGGTCACCCGATCGTTGCTGCGTCTCTATGAACTCGGACATGAATCTACCGAATTCTTCGCGCACCTGGGACACTGCCTGTTCCACGGTGGCACCACTGGCGGTGAGTTTTTCGATTTCGTCGGCCATGAGTCCGCGTATCTCAGGCAGCATGGTGGTACCTATCTTGGTGACACCGATATCAAAGTTCGTAGCGATACCACTCTGTAATATAGTCTGCCAGGTTTTGGGATCAGTTATGGTGTTGGCAGCTCGATCAAATGCCCCAACACGTTCTGCTATGTCTTTGATGGCCGAGAGATCCGTGGTCATGGGTCCCGCATTAAAACCTCGCCAGGCATTGAAACCACCAATCGTAGGTCCAGTTTGCTGCCAATCACTGAGATTGATGCTGACTGGTATGGTACGGCCATCAGGCAAAGGTACCACTGCTTCGTCGCCGTGTAAAGTAGCCGGATAGCCCGAATCTGGGCCACTGGCTATGCCACCTTGGGCCAGACTGAAATGCACGGGATCGCCGGGCACCCGCTGGAACAATCCAGCGCGATTCAGGGCCTGCACAGCAAGTTGGTCACGATATTCGTTGATATCTACCGCGATTCCTCGTTCGTGGGGGCTGCTCCCAGGTCTAGCTATGGGCATACCCCCGGGGCCTATGCCCGGGCGACCGGCCCTGACTGATTCTTGCCAGAGCCTCATCTGATCTTCACTTTTACGCAAGGCGCTGTTGATAGTGAATTTTTTGCCATCGGTGGCACTGTTGTATTCAGCTGCCGCTTCGATCACCCGCTGCTGTATACCTCGCTGCATCCCTAGGAATCTCTCTCGGGTACCGCTGGGTCCTTTGAAAATCAGGAGATCCTCTAGAGTGAGTGGTTTTTCAGATGGTGCAGGTG